CTTTGGGATATCGCGTCCCTGCGGGGGAAAGGCTGACGGAAACCGGAAGCTCTCCGGCCTCAATCCCCTTCACCCTGATCCCTTTGGGATGACGCGCCCGTAATTCGCGCGTAAGTTCGACGAATGACAAAAAAACGTCCCCACTCGACTCTCGCGCTTCGCTCGATGTCGCCGCAGCAAGTCGCGCAGCTCCGCAGCAACATCGCGTCACTCGTCCGAAGACAACTCCCGCACGCACACGAGGTAGTAATGGGCGCGCGCGAATGGTCCCCGACGCAAGCGGCGGTCTTCAAAACCATGCTGTCGAAGGTCGTCCCCGACGTGTCCGCGACCTATTCGCAGGTGGACATGAGCGTGAAGGACACCCGCGAGCTGACCCGCGAAGACCTCGAACGGATCGCCGCTGGACTCGACGAAGTCGAGGGCGGAATTATTCTGGATCACGACGAATACCCTGCCGAAACAACGACTTAGCGCCGGACTGTGCGGGATTTGTGCCGGGTGCCGACGCGCAAACGCAGGCGCGTATCGCGCGACGCGTGCGCCACGTCATGATGTGGGGGGGGCGGGGGTCGATCCCAAAAAATCGCGTTGGCAGGTGCCACTCCCCTGCCATCCGAAAATTCTGAGCAAATTTTCAACTCGTAAGGGACGACCGCACCCCTAGCGGCACCTACGCTCTACTCGTCTCGTCTCTCTCTACAACTAGGGGGCGCGAAATTCGCGCCCCCATTTTTGGATAATCATGGCCCTATCACGCAGAGATGCAGCCCGCCTCCTACTCAAGGCAAAGCGAGCGGAAGAAGACTTCGAGCACTTCATAAAATTCATGCAGCCCGACTGGCAAATTCCAGAGTTCCAGCTCCAGCTAATCGAGTGCCTGAACCTCTTAGAACAGAACGAACTCTTTCCCGAGTTTTGGGACGCGTTCAAAAAGAAACGGTACGAAAACCAGCGGCCCAGCATTCGCCCTAAACGCGGGGACAGGCCGCCGATCCGTAATGTCCTCATCACGATGCCGCCACGGCACGCCAAGTCCACATTCGGCAGCATCTACTTCCCGGCCTTCTATATGGGCCGCGATCCCAAACGCATCATTATGTCCTGCTCCTACAACGCCGAACTCGCCACCGACTTCGGCCGCAGGGTCCGAGACGTGGTGCGCTCAAAGGAGTTCTCTCAGGTCTTCCCCGACTGCCGCCTCTCTGACGAAACCCGTGCCGCCGACAACTGGGCAACCGAAAGCGGCGGCCGCTACTACGGCGTCGGCATAGGCGGCACGACCTCCGGTCGCGCCGCGAACCTCCTCAACATCGACGATCCGATCAAAGCCCGCGAAGACGCCGAGAGCGCCACCCAGCGAAACAAAACGTGGGACTACTACTCATCCGCCCTTTCCACCCGACTTGAGCCGTCTCACGACGGAACTCCGCCGATCCGCGTCATCACACTCACTCGCTGGCATCCCGACGACCTCGCGGCCCGCGTACAGCAACTAAAGGAGTGGGCCGACGGCGAGTGGATACACATCAACTTCCCGGCCATCCAAGAGGTGGACAGCGGCGTCCAAATCCGCAATCCTGAACTTGAAGGCAAGAAGCTGTCAGACTTCACGCCCACCAAGCGTTGGGTTTGGGAAAAGAAGGAAGTCCCACTCTGGCCCGAACGCTTCCCGCTGGAAGAACTAATTAGAAAGCGCGAACTCAACGAACGCGAGTTCGCGTCCCTGTACCAACAGTCCCCCTACATCAAGGGCGGCAACCTCATCAAATCCACATGGTGGAGACATGACGACCCGCCTGACGAATTTGAAACACTCATCATCGGCGCGGACACGGCCTTCAAGAAAACCGAAACGGCCGACTACTCCGTCGCCATCACCGCTGGCCTCTCATACAACGGGGACATCCACATCCTCGACGTCATGCGAGCCAAATACGACTTCCCCGAACTCAAGCGTGCCCTCATCGCCCTCAACGCACGCTGGCGCGGCAATGGTCTCAGAGGTGTCCACATCGAGGACAAAGCCTCCGGCCAGTCCCTAATCCAAGAACTCCGCCACGAATCTGGCGTCGCGGTGATCCCCCGCAAGGTCGTCAACGACAAGGTCGCACGCGTCAACGCTGTCACCGACCTCATCGAAGGCGGCCGTGTCTTCCTGCCAAAGGACGCGCCCTGGCTAGACGACTTCCTACAGGAGTGCGTCGAGTTCCCAGACGGCACACACGACGACCAAGTCGACGCTCTCTCAATTGTCCTAGATGTCCTCAGCCGCACGCCATCGGCGGGCAACGCCTTCAACGCGCCATTGAGCTTGTCCAACAGCCTCAACAAGGAATTCCACCAATACAACACTTCCCTTGCGGACATGGCTTCGGCCCAAAAACGCGCATGGAAGGGATGGGGACTCTAGGACGACACCAACGCCTCAACCCCCATAAAACAAACGCATGCCATTACGACCAGCCGAGAACGCACCCAGCACCTCAGACGGCCTGATAGTCGATCTGTCCCAACTCGCCGATCCCTTCCTCCAGATGCGGGACATCGCGCCTGCGCTATCGTCGGATCAGGAACAGCGCATTTGCTCTTACGTCAAAGCGCTGTACGACATGTCGTGGAACCGCATCAGCCGCCGGTACGACCACTGGAAAGAAGCAGACCGCGCACACGACGTTTACGTCCCGCCGGACGCCACAGACTTCCGCGAAAAAGCCGTCATCGCAGACACCCGCGCAATCGCGGACACTGTCCTCACCTACCTCATGGCCGCACTCGGCGGACGCAACCCCATGTTTGGCCTCGAAGGACTGAACGCCCGTTCGCGCCGTCCAGCCGCTCTGATCGAGCGCATCCTTCACCAGCACATGCGGCAGGGCGCAGGCGAGTTCCGCATTGCCCAGCTACTTAACGACAGCATCAGGTACGGCTTCGCCCCCACCAAGATCGCGTGGGACGGTAAGAAGAACACCAACAAAATAATCAACTACGACCCACGCCGCTGCTTCCCCGACCCCCGCGTCAACTGGGGCGACATGGAAGAGATGCAATTCATCGGCTTCGTCGACTTCAAGTCCTACGACGCGATCCGCCAGACCGGCCTCTACCCGAAGCTCGAATACTTCCCGTCGATCCGTCACAACCGCAACCGGCCGCTACAGGGCTGGAAGTCAAACGACACCACCCGTGAAGAAGGGCGTGGCCTTTCCATCGACCCGGCATCTGCCGATGTCCTCAATCAGTCCGGTGGCAGCTATTTCACCCTCGGTACGGCCCGCACACTCAACGAGGTCTTTGTCCGACTGCCGGGTGAGTTGATCGGCATCCCGCGTGTCCGCGAGGTCTGGGCCATCATCACCATCATGGATGAGGAAACCGTCATCCGCTGCCAGCTTAACCCCTACGGCAGACAGTTCCCCATCGTCATGTCCGCGCTCTTCAACGACAGCCACAAGACCTTCGGCTCCGGCCTCTACGACATCCTTCTGCCGCTCCACGACATAGCGACGTGGCTGCTGCGCAGCCGCGTCGACAATGTCATGGCAGCGCTCAACAATCTGATCTTTGTCGATCCCACCCAGGTCAACATCTCCGACCTCATCGACCGCAACCCGTGGGGTCTCGTCCGCACGCTCCCAGGCACAAGACCCGGCGACGGCGTCAACGTCGTACAAGTTCCTGACGTAACCGCATCCCACTGGAACGACATCCAAGGTCTATCCGAATTCAAACAGCGCCTGTCCGCCGCATCCGACGCACAACAAGGCATCCCCTCACCCGGAACGCCACCCACGGCCACCGAAGTACAGCGCCTCACACAGCTCGGCTCCCAGCGCCTCGGTGTCCTCAGCCGCGTCATATCGGCAACCTCGATCCGGCCAATGGTCCGGATGATGGTTCATAATCTGCAAGACATGCTGTCCACCAAATTCAGCAGCTCGATCCCCGTCACATCCTCAACATCTGAAATTCTGCGGGTCGGCGCACAGGAAGGCTACGTCGACTTCAACGTCCTCGACCTGCAAGGGGACATCGACTACCTCGTGGTCGACGGCACGCTGCCCCTCGAACCGTCCCGCAACGTCGAGGCGTGGATGCAAATCCTCACGATCATGCAGCAGACCGGCCTCACAATGGAGTACGACGGTGGCGCAATCGCAGAAGAGGCGATCCGTGCAATGGGCATACCCAACATAGACCGCTTCAAGCTCGACCCCTCACGGCCGATGTCCCCGTCACAGGAAATCTCAATCATGGAAAAAATGAGGGGAGCATCGGTCATGCCGCAAGGCGATCTCGGCCAGCAGATCGATGCAGGCAACCTTGTCCCCCTAAGTGAGGCGCAAGCATGAAGACGATCCCCGATCCGCAATCTCTCGGCACGTTCGTAGACCCAAAGACCCGCGACTACATAATCGCCGTCTTCGAGAACTTCGCGCGGCAAACCGACTTGCGCCTACGCGCGATTGAAGCCCGCATCGATAAAATCAACGGCCCGCAAGACAAGGCCATCGCCGAACTGCGTGCAGACTTCAACGACTTCAAAGACAAGCAGCCTATGACCAAGAACGACCTCGTGCTGCGCTTGCGCAAACTACAGGATCAGGAGCGTTTCGATGGCTAGTACACGCCCAACATCCGAACAGCTCCGCTTCACGTCCAGCAAGACCGGCGAGCACTCTCTCGACACCTACATGGAAAATGCCGAGATCGGCAACGTCACGCTCGCCAACTTGCTCTCGCAAGCGTTTGACGCCAGCGGCCAGTTCAAAACCGGCTTCGCCGATTACAAAGGCGACTTTGCTACGAGCACGCTCTACGACATCGGCGACGTCTACCGCGAAGCATCGAGCCAAGACCTCTACGTCGTCCGCGTCCAACACACGTCCACGAACGTAGCCGCCGACTTAGCGGCCAACAAAACCGCCCTCATACTCGACGCATCCGCCGTCGAGACGTTCAGCACTTCAGCCAGCAATTCTGCTACCGCGAGCGCGAACTCCGCTACCGCTAGTGCCGCATCTGCTGCATCTGCGGCCACAGCAAACACAAATGCACAAACCGCAAAGACTGCTGCCGAAACAGCGCAGGCCGCAGCCGAAACTGCAAAGACGGCAGCCGAGACCGCACTCGATAATTTCGAGGACACATACCTCGGAGCCTTTGCCTCGGACCCGACGACGGACGGAGACGGTGACGCGCTCACGGCAGGTGACCTCTATTTTTCAACAGCCACCAACCAGCTCAAAGTCTACAACGGAACCTCATGGCAAGCGGCAGCGCTAGATGCCAACACTGTTGTCCCCCAAACCTCGGGGACAGGAGCCGCAGAGCTACCGACGGGTACAACTGCCCAGCGCGATGGGTCGCCGTCTGCTGGATACCTGCGCTTCAACACAACGGACACAGCCTTCGAGGGTTTTGATGGCAGCGCATGGGGCGCTATTGGCGGCGGCGGTCCTGCGTTGGACGGCGGCGGCACCGGCGAAGAAAGCGTCATACGCCTAAACAAAAATCAGATAAGCGGCAACGTCGCATTGACTATTGCGACCGGAGACAACGGTATGAGCGCTGGTCCCATCACAATCACCGCAGGCTCTAGCGTCACCGTTTCTGCGGGCGCGGCCTGGCACATTGTAGGAACTTAATATGGGAACGATTAC